AATAAGAGTAAGAAATAGAGCCAAGAGCCAATATGTAGTCTGGATAAAGACTGTGTATTGGCTCTTTTTTTCAATATGGCAGCAGGAGGTGAAACAGCAATATGCCAAAAAAGAACCCTCTGAGCGATAAGGCACGTAAGTTATATGAGCAGGGAATGAAACTGGTTGATATTGCTGATAAGCTGGACGTGCCGCCGGGAACTATAAGAAGATGGAAGAGTACACAGAATTGGGATAAAAAAAGTCAAGAATCAAAACCCGAACGTTCGGGTAAAAAAAGCGAACGTTCGCCTAATAAAAAAGAACGTCTCATTGTGGCAGCAGAGGACGGCACAAAAGAGACTATGCAAAACGATGAATTATCCACTGAAGAACAGCTATTTTGTGTGTATTATAACCGGACATACAATGCAACACAAAGCTATCTGAAAGCATATCAGACTGGATATGATACTGCCAACGCAGAAGGGTACAAGCTCCTTGTAAGACCTCGTATACAGAAAGAACTTGCCAGATTAAAAGAAATCAAGCGCCAAATGATAGCAATGACGGAAGAAGATATTGTTGAATTACAAATGAGGATTGCTTTCGCAGATGTAGGAGATTATCAGAAATGGGAAGGTGGTCTTGTATTAGCAACATCTTCAGATATGGTTGATACGCAACTTGTAAAAAGGGTTGGTCAGGGTAAGTTCGGGCTGGAACTGGAGTTAAAAGACAGTCAGAAGGCTATAGACTGGCTTACCAAGTACTTTACGATTCATCCACAGGATAAATACAGACTGGAATTTGAAAAGCAGAAGGCATCTGTAAAGGAGAATACAACAGAACAGGTATTGAAAAATATGAAATCCATAGAGGAACTATTACAAAATCCTGTACAGAACAGAGACATCAATGATTTGGAAAGTCAGGAGGAGTAATCGTGAATAAGCCGGCACCATTTTCCATGCGGCAATATGAATATATGCAACATTGTCTGAAAAGCTGGTTCAATGTGGCAGAGGGAGGGAAGCGTGGGGGCAAGAACGTCCTTCAGACTCTTATATTTTGTATGCTGCTGGAAGAACATGAGAATAAGATACACCTTATAGCAGGGGTATCTGTAGCAACCGCAAAATTAAATATACTGGACTGTGACGGGTATGGTCTTTTGAATTACTTTGAGGGGCGCTGTCGTGAAGGAAAGTACAAGGATCGTGATTGCGTATATGTCCAGACTAAAACAGGAGAAAAGATAGTCCTTGTGTCCGGTGGAGGTAAGGACGGTGATGAGAAGCTCATAAAAGGTAATACCTACGGTATGGCATACATTACTGAGGCAAATGAGTGCCACCAAAAATTTTTAAAAGAGACTTTTGACCGTACTATATCATCATCGAACAGAAAAGTGTTTCACGATCTGAACCCAAAGGATCCGGAAGATTGGTATTACACAGAGATTTTGCGATTCCATGAAGAGCAACAGGAAGCAGACCAGGAATATGGTTATAATTATGGGCATTTTACTCTTGTTGATAATATGTCCCTCTCTAATGAGAAGATCAGGGAAGTATTGAAGACATACCAGAAAGGTACAGTCTGGTATAACAGGGATATCAAAGGAGAAAGGACACCAGCAGAGGGAATCATCTTCAGGTATTTTGCAGATGATAATGTACCGTATCTGTATGATCCAGAAGATGAAAATGAGAAAATCATAGAGCCATATCGGGACAATGCGGGAAACTTGCGATATCGTAGGATCAAAAATTTAAGCAAGATAACCATGGGAATAGACTTCGGTGGTAACGGATCTAAGACAACATTCGTATTAGCCGGTTACATGAACGGATATGAAAAGATTAGATTTATGGAAGAACATGGACTACCTGTGACACAGGCGATAGATGCAGAACGAATAGCCAAAGAATTTATTGTATTTTATAGAGAATGTCTGGAGAAATATGGACGTATTGATTGGATATTTCCAGATAGTGCAAGTCCAACCATGATTAATACTCTAAGGAGCGCAGCACGAAAGGAAGGACTGCGCTATGACAATATAGCTGGCTGTAAGAAGAATGAGGTGTCTGAGCGTCCAAGAACAGTAGATATGCTGCTCACAACAGGAAGATTGAAGATAAACAAGAAGTGCGTGAACTTGCGCAAGGCAATAGGTAAGCTACGTTGGGATGAAGATCATCCGGATGTACCGGAAGATAAGAATATAGGTAACTGTAATGACTGGTGGGATGCATCATGCTATACGTGGCTTGATTTTGTAGGATATATAGATTTGGAAAGAAGATAAGGAGGAGTGTACATAATGGATGGTTTTATTGAGAGTTTTCTTTCGGGGAAAGGGTATGCAGTTAATAAAAATGCGCTAAGTGTAATACATGAATGTGATAACTGGTATGCAAACAGGGTTATCAGGGAGTTTCATAAGAGATGTACAGTACAGGGCGAAGAATATGAAATGAGCAGGCTTGGATTTGCAAAACGCTGCTGTTCCGATGATGCGAACCTGTGTGAAGTCCTTGAGATAAATGCAGGAGCCAATGAGGAGCAGCAGAAATTTGTAAAGGATGTATTGGACAAGAATCAATTTGAAACTCTGTACAGGGAACAATTGGAAAAGACATCGGCAGCAGGAACAGTAGCCTGTTATGTCAGAATAGAGAAAGCTGACCTGTACGAGGATGGTACAGTAAAAGGTGGAATCATTAAATTAAACTATGTGGACGCAGAATGCTTTTATCCACTGACTGTAGATAATAAGATTGTAGTAGAGGCAGCATTTGTAGGAGAGGATCTTGTAAAAAGCAGGAAACAGACAACACTTGTTATGTTTTTAGTGGAGAATGGTACATATACGTCAGAAACACATGTATTTAACGAGAATGGAGAAGAAAAGAAAGAACTTGCAGTAACTGCCAGAATGGGTGATGTGAGACCGTTCGCAGTCATGAGAAATGCAGAAGTAAACAACATTGATAACATGATTGGGTATGGAAAACCGAAGATATGGGATAATATACCATATTTCAAGGCATTGGATATATTATTCAATGTGCTGTATGGGGATCTGGATAAAGCAGATAAGCTGCTCCTGATTAATGACATAATCATAAAATATGACCAGGATGGTAATCCCATCACACCATCAGAGCAGGCAAGAAAAATATTTGTAATGCTGAAAGAAAAGCTGCCTGACCAGAAGGACTTGATACAGGAGTACAATCCAACAATCAGGGTAGAAGAGATCACCAAGACGTTTGAACTGGTGTTGTCGCTGCTGTCTATGTCATTTGGGTATGGGAGCAAGAAATACAGTTTTGAGAATGGACAAATTAAGACAGCGACAGAATATGTAGGGGAGCGCCAGGACCAGCTGCAGGAACTTAACAGGCAGCGTAAACAGGCAATCTATTATATCCGGGATATATGTAGGGCTATAATGTGGTACTCCAATACATATATGGGTACGTCCTATGATATCGATGATGATATAACGATAGAATTTGACGATAGTTATATCCAGGATAAAGAAAGTGAGCTGGAGCGTAAGCGTAATGATGCGATGAGCTTCGAAATTCCAAAGTTAACTATATGGTATTTGATGGATGCCTACAACCTGACCGAAGAGGAAGCTGCACAACTGGTAGAGGAGAAGCAGGAACAGGAAGAGAAGCAAAGGCAGCAGGAAGAACCGGAGGAGGATTAATATATGTTAACTGATGAACAGTTAGAATATATATCTGGTGCTATTGTACCGCTGTTTCAATATCTGGAGAAAGAGGTTATAGCGGATATAGCACGTAGAATAGCAAAAACGCTTACGTACAGCCGCACGGCAGAATTACAGGCTATGTCCATGGCTAATCTTGGATATAGCCCTTCAAAAATTCGACATGAAGCAATGAAAATGTTAAAGGCAGACTCAGAATTTCGTAAGATGGTAGCCAAAAACACATTGGAATATAAGCGGGATGTCAGAAAAATCATTAATGAAATAACAAATGCAGCCTATAAAGCCAATAATGAAATCGTAGCCAAAGCCGGTAACATGTCCTGGGCGAATGATCTTTCAGTATGGAAAGAAGCAGGAAAAGAACTTCCGGCTAATTCATATTTAGAACAACTTGTTGATGCATTTTCCAAGCAGACAGACGGTGAATTTAAAAATATGACTAATTCTACCGGATTTAAGACAATGAACGGATATGAGAGCATAGAAAATGCATACCGTAGAGAATTGGACAAGGCTATTATTAAAGTGTGTTCAGGCACGTTTTCACAAGAGAAAGTGTTACACGATCTGGTGCACAATCTTGCGCAGAGTGGTTTGAGATCAATTGACTTTGCATCTGGACGGTCAATGCAGCTTGATACAGCGGCGCGGCTTGCCTTGCGTACAGGCTGCCATCAGCTTGCTGGGAAGATACAGGACAGGAATATATTGGAGACAGGTGTCAATCTTGTTTATGTGTCAAAACACTGGGGAGCACGTAATACAGGGGAAGGTCACGCAAATCATGAGAAGTGGCAAGGCAGAGTATATTTTATCAAGGAAGGAAAGAATTATGCATCAGAAGCTGAGAGAATAGGGCAGGACTATATTACTGATTTGTGGAGAGCTACTGGTTATAGCGTTGATGGGGAACATGAAAATGATCCGACAGGATTGTATGGATATAATTGCCGTCATAATCATCATGCATGGTTTGAGTGTGCATCCAGTCTGCCAAAAGAACAAACTCAGCCAGGACCGGTTACTATAGCTGGGAAAACATATGATTATTATGCCATGACACAGAAAATGCGTTCAATGGAGCGTAATATACGTGCGCTGAAAAGGGAAAAAGAAGCACTTACAGCATTAGGAGATAGCACAACGGAGATAAATGCAAAAATTAAACGTAAGACAGCTGAATATAAGGATTTTTGCAAGACTTGCGGTGTTCCAACTGCAACATCAAGGTTATGGTATGAGTGCGGTATGTCTGATTTGAAGAAAACCAAGGCGTGGAATGGATTTGAAGTATCAGTTATCCAGGGTAAGAAAACAGTTGCAGAACCATCACAATCTGATAATATGAATATATCAGAAGATAAAGGAAATACGACTTTGAAAGAAATATTCAAAATTGGAAAAATTGATACAGAATTGTACAGAAAAAAATTCGGGAAAATACAGACGGATGAAGTTATTGTTACCAGTGAAAGGATTGAGCATATTAAATTGCGTCATCCAGAAGACTATGCGCTGTTTGAACAATATGGAAAAGAGTGTATAATTAATCCGGATATGATAATTAGTGATGAAAAAAATGTTGGAACCGCTTTCCTCATAAAACAATTACCAAATACAAATCTTAATGTTGTGATTCGATTAGTGCTGGAGAATGAGGATAGTCAACTAAAAAATTCGGTTATGACATTTTGGAGAATAAGGAATAAGAACTTGAAAAAATTAATTGAAAAGAACCAACTTCTTTACAAAAAGGAATAAGTG